AAGTTCATGGAGGAGTCCTTTCTAGAAAATGTATGAAACAATGCTAAATATTTTTATTTTTTCCTTTCGTAGGTAAGAAAATAGATAGTAGGTCTTAAAAAACCTACTATCTATTTTATTTTAACTTATATTATCACTAAGTTTTATAGCTGCTAAATATGTAGCATTTCTAATATTATATGATGCACCCGATAAATTTTGAAAACAGAAATCTTTACCATCTTCACCAACATCATATATTTTACTAAATCCTGATTTATTACTAACTACACAATATCCAAAATTTAGTATAGGATCAGTTATTCCATCTACCCATGCTACAACATCAAATCCATCAGTAATACTTTCCCCAACCAAATAACCTATAATTAAATATATTCCTTTTGATAAATGGAATTCACAGAATTTTTCATCAACCCCTATAGTTCTATTACCAGAATATACAATTTTACTATCACCAACTCCTAAATTTATAATTTCTTGTTGGTTGCAGTTTTGTTAAGTAAGATTTCTGTAATCTTCGATAATTCTCTAAAGATAGAGAAATTTAACTTAACAAAATTGGTTCACCATATATATATATATATATATATATATTAAATACCTATCACCATATAAAAGACTCTAAAAATATTATTTAAAGCAGTAGACTCTTCAAATATACCTATTGTATTATATACTTTAATAGCAAATTTAGTTGTAGTAACTGATTGTACCTGTGCAGTTGAATAAACATCTAAACTTGATTGAGAGTTAGTAGGATTAATATATTTAGTTACAAGTGTTACTGGTATATTTGTATACTCAAATGGAAAATATACTACCTTATCAATAATATATTCTGTTTTAAAAGTATCAATAACTGTATATCCATATATAATTTTAATACCATTCTCAAACTTAATATACCCACAAATTTCATTATCATTATCATTAGTACTATACTCTATAATTCGATTGCAGTTTTGTTAAGTAAGTTTTCTGTAATTCTCGTGAATTATCGATAACTAGAGAAATTTAACTTAACAAAATTGGTTCCCCTCTCCACACTCCAATTACTTCACCATATATCCACTAATTATTCATTATTTTGACATTCGTATAAGACTAAATGAAAGGTTGATTATTATGGGAATTGAATTAAACTCAGATCAAATCTTTGCATATTATGAAGCCGATAAATGGTGGCATTCTGCATCATCAGATCAAGTATTTGAAATATCTGGTGCTGCTGGAACTGGTAAAACCACATGTATAAGATATATTTTAGAAAAAATAGGTCTTGATCCTATGAGAGAAGTTTTATGTGTTGCATATACAGGTAAAGCTGCTACACAATTAGCAAGAAATGGATTACCTGCAGTAACAGCACATAGTGCATTTTATGAATTCAGAAAAGAGATTGAACGTGATGAAGATAATAGAATAGTTTTTCAACCAAATGGTAAACCAAAATTAAAAAATGTCTTTGTTAAAAAAGAATATCTTAAAAAAAGATATAAAGCAATTTTAATAGATGAAGGTACAATGATTCCACCTGAAATGAGGAAAGATATAGAATCTTTTGGTATTCCTATATTTGTACTTGGTGATTTAAATCAATTACCACCAGTATTTGGTAAACCAGCATTTTTGGTAGAACCTGATGTCATTTTGAAAAAATTGATGAGACAATCAGAGGATAATCCTATTGTATATATTGCACATAGAATTTTAGATGGTTATGATTTAAGACCAGGTGTTTATGGTAATAGTGCTATACTCAGAAAAAAAGACCTAAACCAATACCAATTAGAACATGCAGATATAATACTTACAGTAACTAATAGTCTTAAACAGCATATAAATAAATTATTTAGAGAAGATTATTTAAATTTTCCAAGAATAGATTTACCTTATGTTGGTGAGAAAGTTATTTGTAAAAGAAATGACTGGTCAAAATCTGTAGGAGATAATTTATATCTTACAAATGGCACAACTGGCTTTTTAGAATATGTAAATAGAGAATCTTATAATGGTAGAAGTATTGAAGTTGATTTTAGACCAGATTTTACTAAAAAGACTTTCAGAAATTTACCTGTAGATTATAAACATTTAATGACACTTGAAAAGAGTGACATGCAAAAGAAAATGAGTTTTGGTTTAAATTTATTTGAATTCGCATATGCAATTACTGTATATGCATCACAAGGATCACAGTGGAATAATGTAACTGCTTTAGCAGAATTATATGGTGATAAAGATTTTCAAAGAAAAGTTTTATATACTATGGTTACTAGAGCAATTGATTCCGTGACGTTAGCAATTTAAATCATATATTATTTTAATGAATTAAGAAGATAGATTATATAGTCTATCTTCTTAATATTTTTATCGAAAAGGAGATTTAAAAATGGCAACTGTAGATGTAGCACAATTTAAAGAAAACTTTCATGTTCCAAAAGAAAGATTTCGAAATATTATTGCTATGGAAGATTTAAGTAAAAATGAACTTAGAGTATTTTGTTATTTACTTACAGTCTTAAATGGTTATAATAAAGCGAGACGAATGGGTACGTCTCGTGAACATGAAGACCCACAAAATTTCACTAAAATTCATACAAAAGTTATAGCAGATGAACTTAAAATTAGTGAAAAGAAAGTTAAAAAGATTATCAAGAAATTGAGAGATATTCAACTTATTGAAAAGGGTGATAGTCCTGCAGTAAAAGGTGGACATAGATTTACATTTTAGGAGGTATAATATGGGTGAATTGAATCATATTGAACATAGTTCAGAAGAAATTGAAGAATCTAAATTGACAGGATTTTTTCATGATTCATTAGTGCATACTACAACAGGATTAAAACCTATATATCAAATAAATCCTGGCGATGTTGTATATTCAATTGATGAAAAAAGTAATAAAATTGTTGAACGGAAAGTACTGTCAACAACAAGATATACCATTATTAGTAAATTACATCATTTACGAATCACAAAAGAATTATATGGTGAAATTATAATTAATCATTTATCATGTTTACCAGATACAGAATTTGGTGTGTATGATGATAATGGGAATATATATTATAAAATCCCTGAAGAAAAAGATATACTAATATCAAATAATTCTGAATCACCTTTTGAAGATAGAGAATCTATTGTAGATTTTAAATATGTGATTGATAAATCATATAATCCAAACTATCAATTAGTTATTGAAGGTGATAATAATTATTTTATCGGTTATAAAAAACGAGGATATTTAGTAAAAGGAGGAGTATTAAAATGAAAATTACAAAAACATCTAGTATGGTAAATACTTACAAATCATATGTTAATAATGCAAATATTGGATGTAATGTTTGTCCATGTTGCGGAGAAACAAGAGAGGTACAATTAGAAAATAATAAACTTGTTGGTATTGATGATGGTATCTCTTGTACAGAAGCTAAAGGATTTTTAAATATAAAAGTATACCATACAACATGTTATAAATGTCATACTTGTGGTGCACAATGGGAATCCGAACCATATTTATCAGAAGATGATTATAATGCTGAGAAAAAGAAGAAGAGAAGGTGGTTTTAAATGGAATCTATTACATTAGCAGTTGTTGGATTTGCATTTTTATGGTCATCTAAAAATACAAGTAGTAATTCTACTATTGGTAAACTGTTTGATGGTTTCGAAGCATGTATAGGATATTTTCTTTTAATGACATCATTACTTACTATAATATAAAAGGAGGATATATTAAATGAGAGGATTCACATTAGCATTTGTAGCATATGTATTAATTACAATAGCAAAAAGTGTTAATACTAAAAAAGATAATGAAGTACTAAAAATCAAAGGACTACATATAGTATTAGCATGGATTCTTTTAGTCGTTGCAGTGGTTTTTGCTATACTTGGTATTTAATCGGAGGTGACAAATATGACTGGATTTTTAAATATCCAACTAGTTCAGACTGTAAATGGTATAATTAAAGCTGGGGATTTACTTCCAGGAATGGAAGTTTATTCATATGACCTAGAACAAAGAAAAGTAATTATATCTAAGGTAAAAAGAGTTTCAAATTTAGGAACTCAACATAAATTAATACATTACACTTTTGATCATGGTCAAAATTTATGGTGTACAGAAGATTTAGAAATTGGTATTTGTGAAACTAAATACTATCAAAAAACTAAGGAGTCTGATAAAATACCATATTCAAAAACACGATTTAAATATATAAAAGACATCAATAGACGATACAGAATTCAGACAAATATTTTACCAGAATATATGGAAGGGGAATTCCCGTCAGGTAATAAATTATTTAGATCTGAGATTGATGATGTTTTAACAAGTGATTGCTATGTATGTCAGGTCATTTTAGAAGATTCTTCAAATTTATTTATCACGTCAAAATATTCAAAAAAGGAAGGAATCTTAGTAAAAGTATTTCAGGAGGAATAAAATATGAAACAAGAAATTTCAGAAATTATTAAAGAATGGAAAGATGAAGCTGGCGTAAAAGATATTATTCTTGTTGGTGCCAGATCATCATGTTTACGAACAATAAAAATTTGTACATCTAGACCTGGAGCAATGATAGGTTTAGGCGGAGAATTACATGACAAATATAAAGAAAAACTTAAAAAGGTAAACCCAGTTCTCGAACATATTGAATTTGTCGAGACTGACTCTTGGTACATAAAATAAAATAAAAAGGAGAAATTGAAATGAAAAATGTAATTATACCTATTCACGTAACACATGCAGCAGATATGGATGGAGTTGGATGTGCACTACTCACAAAATATGTATTTGACAATAATACTATTACACAAGTAAATCCATATACAGGACAAACAATGGATACTATGTGGGCTCAGGCATTAATTATACCAGTTGGAAATAATGTAACTGATATTATGGAAGAAATCGAAAGATTGAGAAGTAATAAGAAAAGTAAGCAATTATTATATGAATTTGAATCTTTTGTTAAAGATTATGGAAAATGTACATTTTCTAATAAAAAGAACAGGAGAATCATTTTCTTATACATTTTTACTGATATAAATTTGCCTGTAGATACTTTTGCAAAATTACAAGAATACACATCGAATCTTATATCATATAATGATAATGAAGAGTATACTCATTATGATTATTATTCTGCATTCTGGGAATTTGACCATCATAAAACAAATCCTAAGTACAGAGAAATATTAAGTTATAATAATGATTCATGTATTGAGGATTTGTATTCTGAACATGGATATTCAGAGTGGTTTGGTATTCCGGCTTATGCATCTATCGTTTCATCTTATATGAATTTAGGATACGAATTTCAACCATTTTTGAAATGTGTTTATCCTACAATAAAATATAATCATAATAATCTCAGTGAATCATACATTACTGAAAATAGAGCGTCTATATCTGATATGTTGCATTTATTGCAAATGGATGGTAATTCATTATCACGTGCAGAACGGTCAGCAACATATTTCTATTTCATGTTCTTATACAATTTACGTGTATTTGATCAATGTAAATATAAATATATCTGCAGGCTTATACATTCAGTATTTCATATTTCAAATTATGATACATTTGAATTTGCTAAGAAAAATCCTGAAATACCTGAAGATTTTAAAGTTAATCGACCTGACAAGTTTACAATTTATTTTAAGCAAATTTGTAATGGTGATTTCTTTAGAACGCTTGAAAATCTACATTCGAGAATTACATCATCATATGATGATATACCAGCGGGAAATGACTTTTTCCCATTTGATAAATCTGATAATATTCTTATAGACTATGAATATGAAAAGCGAGATAACGAATTCGAATCTATGGTTTATAAATCATTTGTTATTACAGGAAAAGAATTCTGTACAGAAATGGGAATCGAAATTAAAAATTCAGGACTTCGCGTTGCTGATAATGTAGCAATTATTACATATCCAGTAAATGATCCATCTTATGTAGGAAATTCTATTGTTGAGAATTATGCTGTACGAATGGTTGTTATGCTTTACCCAGATTCAAGAATTGTTTCATTCAGAAGTAATAATAAAGAAGATAAACCAGTTGACTGTTCAATTATTGCTAAACGTCTTGGTGGTGGAGGTCATATGTTTTCATCTGGTTGTAAACTTGATGAGGGTAATGCTATTAGATTATTACGATTAGGTTGGGAACCTAATGTTAGACAACTTAAAAATTTATACATTGATGATAGTCTATGTATGGCAGAAGAAGAGTCTTAATGACTCTTCTTTTTTGTATTTAATTTTCTTTTTTACATTTCTTTAATTTGAAAGAAAGGAAAATGTAATTATGTCAAAAGAATTTACTGAACTTCTAGACGTGAATGAGGTCATTGAAAATTTAGAACCTAAATCTAGAAAGACTATTGGTTTAGTTGATGCTTTAAAAGCAGAAGAAAAGAAAGATGAAAATTACTTTGACTGTAATGCTTCCATCGTTACTTATAAGACAGGATTACCACAACTTGATTACTATCTTGGATATCGTATTAATGTATATGATCAATATGATCATGTTATCGATTCATATCCATCAATAGGTATTACAGGTGGTTCAATGGTTACATTTATTGGAAAACCTAGTACAGCAAAGACAACAACAGCTGCACAGATAGCAGCTAATATAGTGAGGAATTTCCAGAACGGTATTGTATTACACTTTGACCTGGAACAAGCAATGAATTACTCACGTATTCAAAACTTAACGAAGTTTTCTATGAGTGATATTAAAGCGGGTAAATATATATTAAGACAAGAACTTAATACTATTAATGATATTAAGGCTTCACTCATGCGTTTGTATTTAAAGAAGACTTCAAACCCTGATTTATATAAGTATAAAACAGGTAAACTTAATGAATTTGGTGAAGAAATCGAGGTATTCGAACCAAGTGTCATCATCATAGATTCTATTGCAACTTTGAGTACAGGAATTGATGAAGGAAGTAAAAAAGATTTGGCTAAACTTGAAGAAGTTGGTAGTCAAACAGAAAGAATGAGAATTACTGGTGAAATAGGAAGATTCTTTAATGAGGTATTACCATATCTTAGAAAAGCAAATATTATTCTTATTACTATTAACCAGATTAAAGATAAACCACAATTAGGATTTATTCATGAACCATCAGAAATATTATATCTAAATCCGAATGAGGCTCTAAAATTTACAAATATATTATTATTTAGTAGAATAGTATATTTGAACAGGTGGAGCTCTACACAGAGATGTGTAGCATAAAACCTCTCTAATTGCTGGAAACTCCTGTTAGGTTATCAGTACAGTAAAGTGTAATAATCTGATAAATAGGGACAATCAGCAGCCAAGACCAAATATATTTCTACAAAAATATTGTGGAGGTATATAAAATGACATTAAAAAAGTTATTATATGAAAAAGGATTATTATATGATACTTTAGAAAAGAATGCTTTTCAAAATGAGGTTTTTATTAAAATGGATACAACGTTATATCCAGAAATAAAACCAGATACTTATATGATAAGTAATAAAGGAAGAGTATATCATATTTTAGAAAAAAGATTTTTATCAGTAAAAATTCACTCTAAAAATAAAAATGATTGGTATTATACAGTTAATTTAGGAAACAAAAAATATGCAGTTCATAGATTAATGATGGCATCTTTTGAAAATTTGGGTGATGTTGAACTTATGCGTAAATTACATATAGACCATAAAGATGGTGATAAAACAAATAATGAATTATATAATTTACGATGGGCTACACCTAAAGAAAATACAAATTATGCTAAAGAACTTAATTTATTAAATACAAGAAAAGGTGAAACTCACCCATGTGCAACAATAACTAATGAAATGGCACATAGTATTTGTAAATTATTAGAGAGTGGTAAATACTCACAATCACAAATTTCAGAAATACTTGATATACCTTATGATACAATAAATAATATATTTTTAGGTAATTCATGGAAATGGGTGTCAAAAGATTATTCTTTTGATAAAATGAGAAAAATGAAATACCCAAAATGTTTTACACTAGAACAAATTCATGAATTATGTAAATATTTTCAAGATAACAAAAAAGATGAAAATATTAGTATTAGAAAATATTGTAAACAAGCATTAGTACATATAAATTATGATGAAAATATAATAACTGAAAGTATTATAAATGGAGTAAGATCTATTTATAAAAAAGAACGTTATTTTGATATTATATCGAAATATATTTGGTAAGGTTCAACGACTATCGAAAGCATAACATAAGAGAAAGACTTATGTGAAGAAGCGAGTAGAGTACATATAGAAATATATGGAAATGGGAGGCTCCTACTTCATGGTAACAGTGAAGAGGATGAAGATATAGTCTGAACATCTATAGAAATATAGAGATTAACATAATTAACCAGGAGGTAAAGCACCACAATTTAATGCATCAATTCTTCTTAAGTTTGTTGCTGTGGGATCAGAGAAATATAATTTGGATGATGATGGTTTCGATGGATTTGGACTAAAAGTAATGATAGTTAAATCAAGAGGAAACCAAGCAGGACGATTTGTAAATCTTATCTATGATAAGGTAAGAGGTATTGATCCAATTAGATCTAGTATTGCATATGCAAAAGAATTAGGTCTTACAGGTGGTAATAAAAATGCTTTCTATTTTACATCTGATAAAGATGCTAAATTCTCTCTTAAAAATGTACATGAAGAATTTAGAGCAGATAGAAGTAAATATAGATTATTATTTGATAATATCGTTCCTGTACTTGAAAGTAAATTATCAATGCTTACAGAAGCAGATTTAGAGGTAATCGAGGAAGAAATGGATTATTAATAAATCGAATATTAAATCTCTTCAGAAATATATTATTTTCGTGAAGATAAGTATAAATTAGTAGAATGATTTATTTCATTCTACTAATTTATTTTGTCTTTGAGATTATATATTACAAAAGGAGATGTAAAGTATGTGTGGAATTAATTCACAATGGAGCAATATGTTTGGGAGAGCACATAAGCTTCAAAAAAGAACTATCGTTAGAGGGTTATATTTACCGGATCTAAATGGTAGTGAAAAAGAAAGACCAGCATTAGTATTAAATGATGTTGGAAATACAATGAATCAAAATATTATGGCTGGAGCAGGTATTAGATTAGTACCAATAAAATCTAGACCATATAATCATTTTGATATCCCGTTTATATATTCACCTGAATATCATCTAAGTACAGTTAGTTTTATTTCTGTGATGAATGAGTTCAATCTTATCATGACAGATCTAGAAAAAAAAATCAAGCAATTCATGTGTAGTTTTACCGGACGATGCTTTCGATTTAGTTATTAATGTTAAAAAACTAATTAACGAAGATACTAAAGAAAGTATTAATGAAGCAATCGGTTTAATTAAAGAATGGAGACTCAATCTTATGAATGAATATAACATTCATTCAATTCAGTATCCAGTGTCAACACAAGAAGGTTACATACTATACAAAGATGGTACAGAAGAATATATTAAAATAAAAGGAATGGATTTTGAAAGACTTGTTGTTTTGGACAGTGATAAAACTCCAACTATAGGAGATGACTTTAAAGATGTTTTAAATATGTGTGTTGAAAACTCTAAAATACCTGAAGATATATATGAGGTTAAAGCAAAAAGAGAAAGAATCAATTTCAAGAAATGTACAGATTCTGAATTGGTTCAATTTATGAAAGTATTGGAAAATTATAAAGATAGAACTGCAATTGAGATGTCAAAGATATTAAATATATCTCCAGCTACAGTTCCAACAAGGTATAAAGCAATTTCAAAAGAATTAGATTTTAGAGGATTGGGTGATTATGTAATACCTTATCCGTTTGCAAGAAATTTATAATTAAATTGGGTTGAAGAATCAGTTAATAACTGATTCTTCTTTTTTATATTCTCATTCACATTCCATTAAGTTTTATCGTATTTTTTGTATAAATTAATATATTATAAAATAGGATATAACTAGAAAGGAGATTTTACGTACATGAAGGAGAAGTATAACTTAAGGGAAGAGTTGTTAAAATGTGACGAACTCTATCAAGGTGATAGATCTATTGAGGGTAAGGGTATGCTTACATTCCCACAGTATATCAATAGTATGCGAAGTGTTATGTTCGCTTCTCACCTTAATCAATTTAAAAATCAAATCAATCCAAACTTTCCACAGTTTTTCACTGGAGGTGAAAATGTAGTTGGAAAATATTCAGATGGATATAAACGTCTAGATGAAGCAGAAGTTTACAGAAAAATTGTTAAATTTGAAGGTTTGGTTGAAAACCCAACTGTATATAAATTATTCATATACAACAAAACTAAGAAACGTTTTGAAGTAATCACTCGTCAACCAGATGAAGATTTAGTTGAAGTATTTGGGTATAGATATAATACCGATGTAATTGATTCTTTTGAAGAGGGAGACCATATTGATGAGGGTACTATTGCATATCGTTCAACATCATACGATGAAAATATGAATTATTCATATGGTAGAGATGTTATAACGACATTTTCATTAGACCCATTTACATCAGAAGATGCTGCAGTTGTTTCAGATTCTTTAACTCAAGATATGAGAACTATAGAAACTGAAGAAAACGTAGCAACTTTAAATGATAATGATTTTCCATTAAATCTTTATGGAGACGAATTTACATATAAAGTATTTCCTGATATTGGAGAATTTTCTAATGGTATTTTAATGGCTACAAGAAGAAAATTTAATAATCAGGTATTGTTTGATTTTAAAGCTGATATGCTTGACCATGTAACAGATACTGATACAAAGTATTATCTTAAAGGTAGAGTAATGGATATTGATATCTATTGCAATAATGAAGATTTACAAGATAATTCTTTCTATCATCAAATTTATAATTACTGGTGTTATCAAACAGCATATTATAAAGACATTAAAAGAACTTGTGAAGAGATTTTTGCATCAGGAGAAGAATTTTCACAAGATATCGATTATCTTTATAAACGAGCATGTGAGATGTTAGATCTTAAAAAGAAATGGAAAGAAAAAGATAGTGCATTCTCAAATGTTCAAGTACATATTTTAGTTGAACGTGAAATACCTTTAGAAGTTGGACAAAAGGTATCAGGTCGTTATGGAAATAAGAGTGTTATTTCAGAAATTCGTAAGAAAGAAGAAATGCCTTATTACTATGATGAAAATGGAAATAAAGTTCACGTTGAAATGATTTTGAATTTATTCGCTATTATAAACAGAACAACTGCTGGAGTTATCATGGAACTTGCAGCTAATTTTATAGCAAAAAGAATAAGTCAAAAGATGAAAACATTTACAACTATGAAAGATAAAGAGAAATTATTATTTGAATTCTTAAAGATATTTAATGAAGATCAATATAGTTTCTTATTTAATAAATATAAGAATCTTTCAACTGAAAAGAAAAGAGAATTTTTATCATATTGTGAAAATGAAAAGATTCATCTTAATCAACCATCAATAAACGAAAAAGTACCATTCTTTTATCGTATTATTGAATTAGAGAATAAGTATAAAGAATTATTAGCTCCTGATAAGATGTACATTCAAAAATTTGGAAGAGAAATACCTTGTATTAGTGATTCATATATTTCTAATATGTATACTATTACACTTAAACAAACTGCAAAGAAAGGATTTTCTGTTCGTGGTATTGGTGCTATTAATAGTAAGGGTATTCCTGAAAGAAGTTATAAATCTAAAGCACATAAAGATTTATATTCATCTACAGCAATTAGATTTGGAGAATTCGAAACACTGAATTTCACAATAGCTATGGATCCAAAAGAAGTTGCATTAGTACATGCATTATACCGTACATCTGTCAAAGGACGAAAAGATTTAGGTAAAGCTTTATTATCTAATGAACCAGTTATTCAGTTACATAAATCATATGATTCAAGAGTAGCTGAGTTCTTTGAAATTATTCTTAAGTCTTTAGGTTTCCAATTAGAGTTCTTGGATTCTGATGATGATTTATTAGAACTTAATAATGATGATTTAGATTATTTTGTATTAGATTCTGGTAAAAGTATTTTATGTACAGAATATGATAAATTTATCATTGATAGAAGACGGGAAATTGGTCAAGAACTTCTTGAAGAATTTGGTTTAATTAATACTGATGAATTAAATGATATGATTGATGAGGAAATTCAAGCAAGACAATTCATCATTGGTTCATATGATGGAACAACAGATTTCTATAGAAACTGTACTGAAATTGAACCCGTTAAGAAAGAGATTAAATCATCTGAAGAAATTGAAAGTGAACTTAAAGATTTAATTGATGTTGAAGTTACTTTATAATTTATAGAGTTAGGATTTGTATCCTAACTCTATATTTTTTGTTATTTTTTGATGATATATTATTTTATAGATATCAAATAAAATCTAGGAGGATTATAATCATGATTATTATCACAAAGAGAAAATTCAAAAAAATACAAACTACTAATTATATGATTAGTGGGGCAGGAGTTGCTGTTGGGGTTATTGGAACAACAATGGCTACAGTAGCATTATGTAAAAACTCAAAAACAAATAAGAAAGTTAAAGAAATTGAAGAACATGTTGCTATTGCTGAAGAGAGTGCAAGCAAATGCTGTAGAGCATTAGCACCTATTCAACAAGCAATGATTAATGCAGGTGCTATTAGAAAAGAATAGTATAAAAAGAAATGACTAAAAGTCATTTCTTTTTTTATATATTTTTTGTTAGGGGGAACCAATTTTGTTAAGTTAACTTTCTCTAGTTATCGAGATTTTCCTTAGATTACAGAAAACTTACTTAACAAAACTGCAACCAACAAGAAATATTAGATAATATAACTATGATAAATGATGTATATTGGTTATATGAGGATGTAATAAATAACGATATAGTTATTTCGGTTATATTATATAAAATAACACAAACTATTTTTTATATTGATTTAAATATAACATGGAGAAGTGCTAGAACAGCTTTTGAAGATGAATTTCTCTGTTCTGGATTACCTATTCAAATTCAAAGCACTCAACGTTTACCGAGTTTAATTAAAGTTAGTACAAAAATCGTTGGATATGGAGTTGCTGAATTTAAAAATGATTCAATTTATATTTCACATACTGGTTATGGTAATCCACATTCATTAGTTTGTACAGGTGTTTTAATACCAAACATATAATTTTTTCATCTTTTTCTTTTTTGTAAGAGTGTATATAGTAAGTAGGGGGAACCAATTTTGTTAAGTTAAATTTCTCTATCTTTAGAGAATTATCGAAGATTACAGAAATCTTACTTAACAAAACTGCAACCAACAAGATTTAGTAAATAGATTACAAACTGTAAATGAAGGATATCATATATTTGAGAATGGTCTTAAAATATGTTTCGGTACAGGTTATTTCACAACAGTACAAAATGGACAGGTATTGAGTGGATTAATAGAATATCCTATCTCATTCAATAATAATCCTACAACTGTTATAACAAAAATTATGAGACCTGGTGTAGAAGGTGGTCAATGTGATTTACATTCAAATGTATCATTAATCGGATATAGTGATGGAAGAAAATGCTGGATTAGATTTAATGTAAGTATTTCATATTTTGAGAATACAACTTGGATAAATGATAAAAATGTATATGTTTCATATATTGCTATAGGATATTAAATAAAAATAAAGAGAATAAGCATTTGCTTATTCTCTTTATAATTTTACCAATGTATAACTAATGATTGTTTTACATAATTACCTACTTTAACATCGGTAACTTCAGAAACAACATCAGAATATTTAACCATTGTTGTAGCATCAAATTCTTCATCTGCTATATCGTCAGCAACTACTAAGAATTTGTCTGGTGTTATATCCCATTCATATTCAGGACAAATAACCCATTCATATGCCATATCATCAGGTAATTCATTACCAGAATCCCCAGTATTGTCTCCACCTGTGTTATCTCCACCGGTTCCTTCATTTCCTCCTGTATTATCTCCACCAGTAGAACCTTGATTTCCATCATCTGGTTTATTATCAGGATTTTCATCAGGATTTTGAGTTTCATCATCTGGAATCATAGGACAATTTGGATTCCAGCAATCTCCTGGTTTAATAGGCGTATCTCCTGATGATACAGGATGTTTACATCCACATCCTGGTTTAATACCAGGTTTCATAAATGGAGGCATCGGTCTATTTCCTGGACATGGTGGTCTATTAACAATAGGATCAAATGGTGAGCAACAACCATTGAAATCTTCGAATTCTGATGGTGCATCAGATTCTGTTCCACCATTATTCTGAATAACTCTCCAAATTTCTGTATCATCAGCAACAGCACAAAATTGATTAATAAGTGCTTCAACAGATACAAAAATAGTATTTGGAAGATAGTTTAATTTTTGCACTGGAATTGTAATTCCATAATATTCTGTATCAAGTAATACTACAGAATGCTTTGTAATTGAATTTACAGTACCTGAATTGTATGCAAATGTTGTATTCTGTCCAGAGATACCAAGATTTCTAATATAATATTCACTACCAGAATCTGTAAGATTTGCATATATTTTAACGCTATTGATTTTAAAATATATACCTCTTGGAATTGGGTCCATTACACCATAAGTACTTCCATTGATTCTTGTAATAGCAAATTTCTTTTTCAAGTATTCTGCTTTTCTGTATGGAAGCATATTTGTGATAGGATCTGGATCAAGTAATACATTTACCTCATCAGCATCTGTTTCAATATATCTAATACCAGCATCTAAAATAACACCATTTGTATCAGTAATTTGATAATCAAGTGCTACCTTAAATGAGAAATATAAAGTATTAATATAATTAATACCTGTTTGTGCAAGATAATTTAAAATCTTAGCATATAATACTTCATTAGGTTCTTCTTTATAAAAATCCATAGTATTGATTCTTATACATGATGTCAAAGAACGTTCAGATGTATTTTCTTTAACATATGTTGAAGATTGAAATGGATTTATAACTTTAGGTTCTACTTTAGTCTTAGTAGACATTCTGTAGACTTTATCTCCAAAAAAACCATATAAATTAGACATACGATTTTCTTCCTTTCTTTTTTATTTTCTTTTTATTAAACTCAGAATCAAAATCTTCCATATATTCTATAGTGATTTCAATTCGAGGTTTCCATGAATAATATTTTGATGATGTTCCTTCAACTATTAATTTATCATCATCTAAAATTACATCTTGTAACATGTCTGAATATGTTTTAACCAAATTATCAAAATCTGGTTTACTAACAGGTCTAATAAAACCTTTTTCAGCAAGTATTTGATCTGTCGAATTCATACTTTTAGGTATTGGTAAGTATGATGTACAGTGAAATTTACAAGGTGTATCTATATATGGTAAATCCATATCTCTTATTGCTCTTTGGAAAAAGACTTTATTATCTTTAGCACCCTTGACATAAAAGAATGAACCATTAGCAGTTGATCTTGGTCTTGGGGTTGCTTTTGGTAAAAGATAAATCACAAATGTCTCTGATTTCCAATTAATTAAATTTATTCGTTTCATTTCAGAAAATACATCTCTTTTAAGTCTATTTATTTGATGTTCAGACAAAAAATCTGATAATCGTTTAGAACTATCTCTTGATATATTTCCATATTCTGATTCGTATTCTTTTTCTAATTTCATTTTTGAACTTCCTTTTATAGTGTTACAAAGCCAGAAAAGGCTTTTTCTATCTTATCTCCAATGTATGATTTAAAGTTATTATCAATATCTTTTACACCAGCTGTAAAGTTATTTAAATTCATAGCTAACTTCTTCTCTAGTTGTGGTGATATTAAATCCAAACCAGAAACTGTTGCAAGATAATCAATAAGTGATGTATTATTAGCAAATAACTCTTTATCTGTAGATGGTGACATCTGTAAATCAGAATATAAATCTTTTATTCTTATTTGAACATCAACTTCCATAGGGAGTCCATCTACTGACCATGCATCTTCTGATACAGGTTTTGTTATTTGTACAGATTCCACAATTCCAAGATTGCAGTTAAATACACCTGGAAAATATGCTTTGATTAAGAATGGAGAACCATAAGTATTTGATGTTGATTGTCTTGGTAATACCAATCCTAATATATGAAGCATTGGAGCAATAACATCCATAAAAACAGAATATTTATTTCCATATGGTGATTTTAAATGAATATCAACTGTATAGTCAATCCCATATTCAGAACTTTGATAAATATCTGGTAAAATAACATTTGCACCATGAATTATCTGTGATCCTACACCTAAAATTCTGTTTACTGATGATGCTATTTTATCATCTGTATCTTCATTAATAAGAGCATCTAACATTCCAGTTGTTAACTGGTCTACATTTCCCATTGCATTTTGAAATGCTTCTCCACCAGCAGTATTTGTAAGCCATTGGAATTCTCTAACGGTTTGAGATAAACCATCCATTGTACCTTTTATACTAGACGGTCCAGTCGTATTTGACATTGATTGTGATGCACCTGATGTAGGGTCTACATAAAACTGAACAAAATTATTTGTTGCTGTTATTCCTGCAGTACCACTATCATTTTTATCAAAATCAAAATTTACTAATGAACCAGATCTCAACCCATTTACTACATTAGGTATATATTGGGTTATTGTGCCAATAGTTGAATTCCAAGCATATTTAGCAACTGCACCTGCAGCACTTTTATATGTCTCTCTATTCCATCTATAATTTTTCCAATCATATGTTTGAAATGTTTCTTTTTTACCACCAACATCAATGTATTCATGTATTTCAAGAAATGTTGCTACAGTTCTACACATGATGTTTACACATTTCATATATTCAACATAATCTTCTTCAAAATCATAAAATCTTAATTTATCAAATTTACTAGCTACGTTATTTGTAGCATTATTGTCAGTAGCATTTGCTATAAAACTTATATTACCATTAGCATTTTCTAATAACATATGTGCTGTACTATTTTTATTAGTAGCATTTGGTAAAAACTTAGCCTTACCAGGTATAAAAATAACTGTTGGGGCATCAGTTATAATTCTTTTTACAAAGTTAGTACCTATAACACTAGAAACTGTCGGTATTCTAGGGTCTACGGTTTCTATAAATTGATAAGGAAGTCCAAATAATCTCATACTATTTGAACACGAACTTTTTGAATTGTCGCTAGCCATAATTACCTCCTTAAACAATAAAAAGTTCATAAGATAGTAAAAACTATCTTATGAACTTGTTTTCGTAAATTTATAAACCACCACGTGCAATTTGTTCTGCTATGGCGTATTTTTTAGATTTACTTTGTGTATTTTGTGTAGTCTCTGGGGTAGTTGTGTTTCCACCGTTTTGAACTACATTTGTAGTTTTATTCACGAAATTTCCCCCATTTTGACTTAGGTTTTTAAGTGCATTTAATGCATTTAACTTATCTGATGACTCTCCTAGTACAGCAAGAATTTGTGATAAATAATGAATTACTTCATTTAATTCATGAGTACTACGAACTTCATATTTAGATGAAATTAATTTATGTTCAGGTCTATTTATACCATTCGGTTTAAAGGTTTGTATAGAACTTTGTGTAGGTCCATAACCACCTTTTCCACCAGCCCCACTAAAATAACTTCCTTGGTTAGTTATACTTGTAACACTATTTCTATTTTTACCAGGATTTGTAGTACTGATAATATTATAACCAGCTTTAGTCCCCTTAACTGACCTATACCATTTATCTTTATCAACTACAAATTCAACTACAGTTTTTCCATTGTCATGACCCCATTTGTTACAACCAGGATCACCTTGGCTTTTTATATCAGCAATAATACCTTTAAGTACACTACCATCGGATCTATTAATGTCGATATAGTCACCTACTTGACCAAATGTATTTGTCGTAGCTACTGTATAGCGTCCATTAATTTTACCATAACCATTAGAATCGAAATTTTGACCAGCTGCTTCACGAAGTTTATATTGTTTTGATGTTTTAGATGTAATCATCTGCCATCCCATAAATGTATTACTTGTACCTAAATTAGAAGGTAGTGTAACAGTTTCACCTTTTCTAGCAGTAGCATTTCCACTAGCAGCTGCATCTGAATTATCAGTAGTTCCAGAATCACCTGTTGTACCAGATGTATTATCAGAAAATACTCCAGACCAATCATTATTCCAGTTACCAGTTGTTATACCAGTAATTGATCTATTTACCAATTCAGTAAGACCAGTTCCTATTTTAGTTAAGAAATTACCACCAGAATTATTTGATGCTGTTGCAGAGCCATCATATGTTTCAGTGACAGAACCATCAGCAGGTACACTTACAATATTTGCTCCAGGAGAACCAGGAGACCAAACTGTAGTGTATGATTTATAGGATGAACCTGTAGGTACTGATGAATTACAACTACTGTCACTACCACAATTGTAAACATAGTGTTTTGAACCATCATTATATGCAAATATTTCAACGTGTCCAGATTTAGAAATAATATCACCAGGGTTCAAATCATTCCATGATGTAAATGCTCTAGATGTGAATCCAGTAGATTTCATTGTAGAGTTATTTGAATCTGTTGTTAATGAGCTAGTAATATTTGTTTTATCACCTAAAACACCGTAGAATTTTAAACATGCAGCAACATAGCCGCTACAGTCAGTTCTAACACTAATCGTTTTTCCATCTAATGTTACATTTGTCCAATTAGATTGTGAATATCCTAATTTTTTAGCAGCTAATGAACGTTTAACAGCCTGACAAATACCAACCCATTTCTGTCTATTTGTATATCCAGAATCAGTTGTCATTCCTGTTAATGTATTACCTGAACTATCTTTAACTATAACTCCTTGATTTTGTGGAGTGTTTGCTAAAATAGATGGTACAGTACTAGTTGTTGTAGGTAATTTTGGTGTAAATACATTATTCATCAACATTAAACCTGCTGATGGACCTCTACCACCAAATCCCCAAGCTGCTCCAGTTTCATTAACTATAGCATTTTTATTATAAACTCTACCCATTCCATCCATTGAGTTAGGGTCATTAATAATGTAATTTCCACTAGAATCTTTTCCAGTAGCAACCACATAATGACCTTGAGATGTATATGGTGTAGCATTGGTATTTCCGCTAGATCTACCAGATAGAACAACTGGTTTTCCAGCATTTAATTGTGAATCGATAAATCCTGAAGATGGGTTTCTCTCCATCGTAGAATTTATACCATATTCATTTGCAGCTTTTCCAATACCATACCAATTAGTACCAGTTTCATCTCTAGCACCAATTCTTTGCATAGTTTTTGCTGCATCCATAGGGTCAATATTTAAGCCAGAACCAGACGCTGCCATTGCAAATGCTGCAGGTCCACATCCAGCATCAGCCATAGTCTCAGGACCACGACCACCCTGTTCATATTCCATTCCTGCCCATCTAGGATCTTTTTGTGAATAGAATGGTATTCCGAAGCCACCTTTTCCACCTGTTGTAGATTTCTTAGATGCTTCTTTTGATACTTTGGCATCAGATTTAGATTCAGAATCTCCACCTTTACCCCAAAGTTTTTTCCAACCAGATTTAATACTAGCACCAAACTTAGCAAGTCCAGTTTTATTTTGATCATCATTATATTCTGCAAATCCTTGAGCGTCTGTATCAATTTCACCCTTAGCAACTTTTTTCTTATACTCTTCAAAAGTAAGCTTTGAATTTGGATGTTCTTCTTTATAAGTATTATATTCTTTCTTAAGAACACTTTCCTTATATTCTTCCCAATCATCCTTAAGTTTCTTCTGTGAACCAGTTAACTTATCATCATCTTCCTTTTTAGAGATTGCTTTATAAAGCAAAGTTGCAGTTGCAGATAAAAAGTCACCACCAGTGATAGCACAATAAATTTCATTGATAACATCAATAATTGTACCTACTGTAGTTTCAGCAAAACCACCAAATGCTGCTGATATGATTTGCATCTTACCATCAACCACATCTTGTTGACAACGGAATAATCTAGCTGTACCACCTTTACCAGCATTATTTAAAGCACCTACTGCTAAGAATAAACCATCTTTAGCAAGTACACCTAATGCTCCAATGCCAGTAGCAGCAACACCAGTTGTTACTCCTAAGAATGTACCAAGTTTTGCTAATTTTTTCATAATCCAAGATTTAAGTTTTCCAAGCATTCCTTTCGAAATAGCTTCAATAACTTCATCTACATATTTAAGTGCTTTAGATAAGATGGTTCCTACTTTACCACCTTTCATTTTACTAACGATAATTTCTCCAGCTTTTTGTAAGCCTTCTTTAATCATCTTACTAGCAGTTTGAAGTATTGTAGTTTTTGCTGTCTTTTCAGCTGCAGCTTCAACTCCTTCTTCAGCAGCTTCTTTAACTACTGCTTTACTAGCTGATTTAGCAACCTTTTCAACTCCTTCTTCAGTAGCTTCTTTTCCTGCTTTAGCACCAAAATTCTTTAATTTTTTAAACATACCCGTTATACCTTTACGGTCAGGGTTTGTGGTATCTAATGCCTTATTAACGGCTTCAAGAGCACCGTCTACACCACCTTTGTTTTTCACATTAGCGGCAAGATCTTTAATCATTGTAAGTTGTGCAGATGCGTCAGTTTTCTTAAACATATTAACTGCACCATCTTTTAACATTCCTAATTTACCAGCACCATCAGCTTTAAAGAATTTACCAACAGTTTTTCCAGCATTAACGACAGATCTACCTGCTCCAGCTATATTACTACCGATATTCTTTACAGTTTTGATTGGGTGTCTAATTAGTTGTCCAGCACCTTTTTTGAGAGTCCTTATTGGATGTAATAACGCATTTGCTGTTTTTACATTTCCAGAATCTCCATTTAATATAAATTTACCAGCTTGTCGACCAGCTTTAGTGATTACTGATGATTGAGAATCCCATTCACCATCTTCACCCAACAAGAATTTCTTAGGGTCTTTAAATATAGAAGACCAACGAGATGTTTGGTTTTCCATGTTTGTAGCAAAGTCTGCTCCACCTTCATATCCATCATTTGTATAAACTTTAGATACTGTATCTATTTCATTCGCAGCAACTTCACCAGCATTTTTACCTAAATCACCTAATCCACTTAATAACTTACTTAATAATTCTTGTACTTTCTCATTTGAAAGTAATTTAACTAATCCAGCTATAGCACCACCAGTAAGAAGAACTTTTCCTAATCCACCAAGTGAATCACCAAGTTTCTCTAAGAAACTCTTTTCTTTTTCTCCATCACCACCATTGCCACTAGTAATCTCATCATTATCAGATTTGATCATATCATAAGATACTAATGTATTAGGTTTTTCAAGTGCTTTTTCAATAGTTGTTTTATTATCAGTAGAACCATCAAGTTTTGCAGATGTTCCATAAGTAACAATTGGACCATTTTGACCAATTAAGTTAACATCTTGAACACCTTTATTTCTTGCCAATATTTCAGCAGCCTGTGATTCAACATCAACAACTTTAACTTTGATAATATCGTTATTCGATAATACATGTTCACCACCAGAGAATCTTACAATTTCTGGTCCGTTTTCACCAACAACTGCAGCACCTTCTTTTGCATTTCCAGTACCAGTTGCATTATGTGGTACGTTTGTACGGAGTATATCGTGAACTTTTGTTTTTTGTTTTTTACGATATTGGGATTTTGCTCTACCATGTTCTATTTTGGCAGCTTTATCATTTTCTTTATTTTTAGCAACCCAATCCTTATATACTTGATAAGCATCAAGACGTTCTCTAGCAGATTTACTAGGATTTCGTATGATTAATGCTTGGTTATACATAGGATGATTTTGGTCATCTAAAATTTTACTTATTTCTTTTTTATCTTTCTTATTATCGTAACTGAACTGTGTGGTATAATCAGGATCATCAACAAATGGCATTACAGCATCATTAAATGAATCAGTAAATGATTTACCAGCATTTGCTTGGGTTCCTCTCATTTCCAATTCTTTTTTAATTTTATTTTGTCGATTTTCACTTAATTTATTAATACCTTTTTTAGTATAATCAATTGGAGCACCTAATACACCTTTTGCAACTTCTTGGAATGTGATACCTATCTTTTCAAGCCAAGATAACTGTTCATTCATAACTCCAAGTTGTTCAGTTTCAATTTTAACCTCTTCTGATTCACCTTCACCAGGTTTCTTAATACTTTCTACAGATAATAATCTTTGAACCTCCTCATCAGAAAGTCCCATCATACCTTTAGAATTTTTATATCCTCTGGTTTTCTTATAGCCTTCCATTGCAGCTTTAAGTGATTCTTCAGAAGCGGTAGAATATTTACCACCTGTAAGACTAGCAATTAATGCTTCTCTATTAATGGTATCACGACGTTCTTTACGTCTTTCAACACGACTCTTTTGTCTATCAAGTTTATCTTGATGTCGTTCTAATCTAGTGTCACCACCATTATAGAACATAGTTTCAGCCATGTATTTTTCATAATCTTCAAATGATTTAAATTTTTTAGCTTCTTCTGGAGAAAGATTATTATAATCATCTTGAAGTTTAGCGTATTTATCTTTAAATTCATTTGTAGTACGGTATTTTTCACTAAACCATTTCTTTGAAGATGCTTTTCTATTTGAAGCTCTTAAAGCATTTAATGGTCCACGACTTACTTTAGGTTCTTTTTCATCACCCTTATCTTTTCTATTGAATACTTTCCCAATAAAACCTTTAGCAGCACCAAAAGCTAACTTCATAGCACCACTTACAGCATTTTTAACTTTATCAAAAGTACCAGAAACTTTCTCTTCTACTTTTTCATAAAGTCTTCGTGTATATCCTGCAAGAGGTTCTGCTAAACTAACTAATGGGTCTAAAACCTTATCTATTATTGCATCTTTAGCTTTATCTAAAGTATTTGCAGCAATTCCTGCTAATGGAGCAACAACAGTTTTAGATATTTGGGCACCAAGTTTACCTAATAAGCCTTTGTGTTCACCATCATCTTCCTCTTTACCAAAAAGAAGATCATGGAATTTATTTTTAGATGCAATCATTGAGCCTGCTAATCCTAAAGCAGCACCACCAATAGGTCCGAGTGGAGTAAACATACTTAAAAGTAAACCTGCTCCAGTACCAATAGTGGCTCTTCCTGCTAATGCCTTAGCACGTTGTGTTGTATTGTCATCTTTTCCTTTTACATCAGAGAATGCTTTATTAAACGCACCTAAAATACCACCGATACGTTTTTTCCTTCCACCTTCTCCTTCAACTTCTTTACCAAAAATAAATTCTTGGAAAGTTTTTGATTTTGTAGCCATTCCTACTGCCGAACCAATTAATGCTCCAGCAATTGGACCACCAACCAAAGTTCCTAAGAAACCACCACCGGTTACTGCACCACCGATAGTTCCAATAGCAGCTGAACCTACAATATGTTTCTTATTTTCTCTCATGAAGGTTTGTGTTTCTTTAGAAATTAAACCTCCACCTTTAAATTCAAATTCTCCAGTTTCTTCATTATATTCTTTACCAAAAATTAATTTTTGGAAAGCTTTTGATTTAGAAGCTATTGAACCTGCAGTTCCAATTAATGCTCCTGTAATAGGACCACCTATTAAACTACCAAGAATGCCACCAGATGCTATTCCTAAACCAACACCTGCTACAGCACCTTTAATTCCAGCATCAGCATTCTTTTGAACTTTTGTCTGTATTTCTTTTTTAACATCATCTAAAGATTTTTCTTCACCAAATAGAGTCTTACTCCAATCAGATAATCCATTTTTAAGAAATCCTACTACAGAGTCTTTTCTACCAGTGCGTTTTCCTTCTTCATTTTTTTCTCCAAAAATGAATGATGTTACATCTTCTTTAACACCAGAAAATACTTCTGATATCTTTGATTTAAGACTAACTGCTTTTCCATCTTTATCTGTACCAAATACAAATTTCTTTGCAGGTTCAAATATAGAATTATTTACAGTCTGTCCCATTGCTTTCACACCATCACCAAACATGGCACCAAATTCACCATATACTTTAGAAGGTTGACCCTTGATTATATAGTGCATTATTCTACCAAGTCTATCTTGTGTATTGGCAATAAATTGACCTTTTTGTTTTTTACCACCAATTGTAGTAGCATTATTACCTTGAGTTTGAGCTTCATCAATTAATTTCTGTAACTCTTCTGGTGATAAATCACTAGTATCTATTTCAGCATCAGATGCTACTTTAGCAGCACTGGTTTGCTGTTTAGATTCATTTCCACCTTCAGAAGAAGATGATGTTTTAGATCCGGATGTACTTCCATAAGGAGTATATCCAGTAACTCTTACATTAATACCTCTATCAAGAAGAGTTTCAATACTGTCAATTTTTCCTAATAATGAATCAGGAGTAAATCTAGTTACCCTTGTACTTCTACCATCATAACCATACAATACATCAGCCATAGCTTCATCAATTGTTTGATTATGAGATGTGAGTATAGAAGCTATATCACTTGTATTTGACTCTTCAAGTTCAAGTATTCTGTCATTACGACTTTTCTTAGCATTTAGTCTAGCGCTATTAATATTAATACCACCGCGACCATGTTCGAAACTTGAATATACGGAAGCTTCTAAAATTCTTTTAAGACCAGCATCACCACTTAATGACCCTACAATTCTTGCGATATCACTATCAGCTCCACGCTTAGTGATATCAATTCTTTGAGCATCATCTTTTTCTAATGCTAAATAAAATTTATTTAATAACTCATTAAAAGAATCTTTTTGTTTTTCAGAGATAATACTACTATCAGCAACTTGTCTTAATGATTTACCAAAATCACTATTTTCCATTGAATATATAACAGATTCATTTATAGAACCCATTAGACCTTTTGTAAAGTCATCGTATCTCTGATATGTTCCAGTTTCCTTATTAAATATTTTAGAACCTCTTACTGCTTCATCAGGGTCTCCACCATTTAATCTAACTAAAGCACGTAAATAAGAGTTACTTTCTCTAAGATATTTAGGAATTTCTGCTGAAATAGCATGATGAACAACTCCATCAAAAACAGCAGCGTCATTTGTAACTTTACCTGCAGTATTAAACTTTTCTTTTCTTCCCACATTAATATCTAATGCTTCACCTAAAAATCGTTTAAATCCAGCAAAATTACCTTCTGACATTTTCAATGTCTCTGATGTTTTCATCAGCATTTCTGTAACAAAGTTACCAAATGTCTTATCAAGATTTTCAGTTGATTTCTTAACAGCCTTTGGTATTACACTATTCATCAAAGATGTTGTAATAATCTTTAATGGATTAGTAACGATTTGATCACCAAATGCAGATAGCATACTGGTAATTTGACCAGGCATTGTATTTTGATAAGCATTTGAAAAGTTTTGCTTTAATAATTTAGGTAAATTTCCTAAATTAAGTTGACCTCTTCTATCAATAAGGTCTGCACCAGAAAGTCCAGCTTCAGGACGTTGTTTATCTCTAGGTGCATATACTTTTCCCATCATTTCATAGAATGCCATACTAGAGCTAATAAACGATGACATATTATCATTATTATATTTAACTATAGCTTGCAAACTATTATTGATATTATTTAATGCATTTAACGAAGCATCTGCATTCTTTTGATGCATAGCAAGCATTGCTGAAGAAGTTGCCACCATAGTATCAACTTGTGCTTTAGCTGATAATGCTTGTAATTTCGTTTGCTTAGTTATCGATTGATTGATCGAATTTAAACCTTCAGGATTAAAGTTTACGACAGCTTTAACTGACGATACTTCCGCTTCACTGGCATCATTTATTTCACCAAAATTAACACTAGTAGTGGAGTCATCATCCCCTCCACCAAATCCACCTCTAGATGTATTATTGAAATTACCAGTTTTTAAATCTTTCATAAGATTATCTATTGCAGTCTTACCTGATTTAATAAACTGATTATTTTGTAAAACACTTGCCACATTTTTTTGGCTAACTCTAGAATTTGTTACGGCACGTTTAACTTGGGATGTAGAACTCACAGCACTGTAAATATTAGGACTAATATCTTGCAGTACGTCTACTGCGTTAGCTCCTAATGAACGTGTTGCATTTTTAAGCCATTGCGCATTTAGCTTAAATCCGTTCTTCTCTTTTAAGGTACTAGAAACTTTTATTTCTTTACCTGCCATATTTTTAATCACTTCCCTTCCGTGAAGTTCATTAACAAATTGTTTTTAGCCTCGAAAATTAGCGGAAAAAAGAAAAAAAGAAGATGAATCATATGATTCATCTTCTTTCATAATCAAAGTTATTTTTCACCAGTAGAACCGAACCCGCCTCTTGAAGGGTCTGTCATACTTTCAACTTCTTTGAAATTGATTTTATTTTGCTTTTTAACAATTCTAAATTGAGCAATTCTAGCTCCTTTAGGAATAGCTGACTCATCTGTAGCAATAGCTCTGAGTTTCCATTCATCTTCTTCTCCACAAAAACTATTATCAATAATACCTTGTGAATTTTCCATCATAATATTATACTTTCTACAGGTACTACTTCTTGGTAAGAGATGTGCTTCATATCCTTTTGGAAGTTTCATAATAACTCCAAGTGGAATATCTCCTCTTTGACCTTTGTGTAGTCGTATATCTTTTGATGTTTTAAGATCGATCCAATCACCTTGTTCAATCTCTTCAATTTTCACATCGGGGTCAAGATATTTAATTTTGATAGTTTTTCTTTTTGAATCTTTAATTTTAAGAACTGTTAAAACTGTAGCAATAGTTGTTCCTACTGTGATAACGTAACTTATAACAACTGAGCAAAACTTTTTCATATTTTTTACCATCCTTTACTTTTATACCTGTCTTCTATTTGTAAGGTATTTAGGACAGCTTGATTTAACTGAAAGTACTTTATGTGCTTTCTTGGTAGTTTCAAATGTACCGATTACTTTTCCATCAGAAGGTGATTTAACTTCTGAAACTTTTACAGTTTCATCAACTTCTTTAAGAGCAATCGTTGCTGCAAAATCTTCTTTCTTAGGTAAATCGAATTTGTTACCTTCAAGGTATAACCAAAGAACCTCTGCGAAGAAATCATACATCCATCCAATATTTCCAACTTGGAAGTTTGGATCCTCAACAACAGATGATTCGTTAGCATCAATACCTGCACGTTCTACAAGACGTCTCATCCATTTTCTGAACTCTTGTCCACATGCAATTTCTTTGTAACCTGCAAATTCACCTTTCTTAATAATTGCGACCTCTGATGAGAAATTTGGATCGCTTGCTGCTGCATTCAAAAGTCTTTCAAAACTTGTTCTGTTGAAACGATTAAGTTTTCTTTTCCCTTTATCGTCAAGCTTTGCAGCGATGGCTGTTAAGACATCATTTACTGTTTCTTTTGCCATTGTTATTACCTCCTTATTTTTATTTATTGAAAATGCTTATAGCATTTACAATCATAAAATTTAATGCCAAATACTTTTGACATCTTTTTTACTTCTTCTTTTTTTCAAAAGTTTTTCTAATGCTTCTGAAATATTGAAGTCTTCATATTTATCAGTGATTTTTTTGTTTTTCTTCTTTTTACTCATAATTTATCACCTTTCTTTTTAAACTACTGTGGTTGGAATAATTGAATTGTATTCTCTTGTATTTAGATATTTTATTATCTGAACGTATATGTAGTCTAAATAATCAAAACTATCCATTTTAAGAGTTCTATCGATTAATCCTAAATAACTATCAATAATATGTATAATTTTATCAGCGTCACTAATCTTTATAAAATTACCTACTGAATAACTCTTATGAGTATTAGTTATGAATTTACTAGTTACTACTGTTTTTTGATAGTCTTTTAACATTAAATCTCGTTTACTCATTTTAAATACATATCGTAATAAATCACATGAAAAGTTTCTCAAAACCCAAATACTTAAATCATCATTTGTAAAACCAGTATAAATTTCTGGTCTTCCAATATATACATTATAATTTATTGCATGTTTGCTTACATACTTAGCAAATATTGCTGTAATGAATACATGTGTTTGAGATCTATAAAAAGATACAAAATGTTTAAATCTCTTTTCATCAAAACTTCTATTTTCTTCAAAAAGTTGTATTCTTGATTTTATTAATTCTTTATATGAATCACTTAAATTATATAAAGTTAGATGATTATCTTCAATTGTAGTTAACATGGTTTCTGATTGGTTTCCTGGATATTTTATTGAAACTCTTATATCCAGTATAGTTTTTCTTGGATACTTATTATAGAATTGAGCTATAACTGTATCAAGAATATACTTATGTTTTTCTTTTGAAATTGATGATGTGCATTTAATAAGCATAGTATTTGTTGTAATATCGGAATTATTATCCAATATTTCAAAAATCAAAATTGCTGTTTTATCAAGGTCAAAATCTCCCATAGACCCTTTGATAATTGGTTTTTGTGCTTCTAATGCTGCTTTAAATTCTCTCCCTGTCATATTTTAAAATCTCCTTTTTATATAATACTAAAAATATAATATACTCTTATTTTTATTTATCTTTTACAACTATTAAATCATGAAAACATTCATTTAATACGTAATTATAAGAAATGAGGGCATTAAGTTATGAATTTAGAAGCTCAAAAAATTAGATTTGAACGTATTGATAAATGCTTTGAAGAATTAAAGAAGAATAGACGAAAAGTAAATCTTCTTAGAGATATTGAAAGAAATTTAAAAGAGGTATTTGATCAGACGTTTAATATATCAATCATAGAAGCAAAGAGAAATGATCCATGTTTTGTAATGTCAGTATTTCCTGAAATTGCTACAATCGATAGAATTGTGGAATCTATTGTAAGGGAAGAATCTGTAAGTGTAATTCATGAATTATGGTCAAAAAACACTGTTTGGAACATAGAAATAGATAGAAGAGTTTTAGATGATTCATTAGTACCAATATCTGCTAGAGAATGTACTGCTCTTTTATTACATGAAGTAGGTCATACAATCCATAGTAATTCTATTCCGAATAGAATAGTTAGAGTAATTAAATATGAATTTGCTAATTTACATACAGGAATTAAAGCAGTATTAAAATCTCAGAACTTTGGTAATGTTTTATCTTTACCAGTTGCTGATTCTTGTTCATTATCAAATAATAGAATCAGTGATTTAAAAACTGAAATTGCTGCAGATAACTATGCAAAAAATTTAGGTTATGGAATGGAATTATCTTCAGTATTAGATAAATTTTCTTCAAAGGTTTCTAATGATCCTGATAAGTCAATGAAATCTGTAATGAAGTTTTCTATTGATACTATAAATAATTTCAAAGAAAGAAAATCAAAATTAAATAAACGTAATTTTGCAATTCTTTCAGAAAAGGTTCCAAGTACTTATGTAAAGAATATGATTTCTGTACTTTCTAAAGAATATACAGAAAGCACATTTAAAGACTCTTCTATAGATGATAAGAAGAAGATGGAAATGGTGTGTGAATCAGTAAATGATATTCTTGATAATTACTATACAGAGTTCTTCTTTAGTAAAAAGAAACTAAAGAAAATACCTGAATATGATTTGGACTATATTGCTGTAGAGATTGATAAAATCAAAACAAATGATGACAAATTACTTCTATTATCTTATACAAGAAGTAAGATTGATACGGTTCAATATTATATTGACATATTAAAGAGTGATAAATACTCTAAAAAATTTGAAGTTCCGCATTCATTAGAATACTTAGTTGCATATAAGAATAGATTATATAAATCTCTTGATGTAATTATGAAGAAAAAAATAGAACCTAAAGATTATAGAATTCTTGTTCAATATCCAGTTGGATATGAAGGATAAAAATAAATGAGTAAGTGATTTATTTCACTTACTCATTTTCATTTTGATAATTCTTCAATAGACTAATTTCATGATTTAATCTTTCTGTAGATTCTTTAATTTCATCTGATACAGAATCAATAGATAATCTTAAAAGAGTTGCATGATTTTTTCTCATACTATTAATACTTGATTGTAAAGATTCGATATGTTCTGTTAACATAGTAATTGCTACAGGTATTTCAGATGAATGCATCATTTTAGCAAGACCTTCACCACGTTTCAAATCTTCTCTTTCTTTTTTATATTGCTTAAGTAGAGCTTCGGAACTTTTTATTTCTTCTTCTTGAAGTTTCAATTCTATAATACTAATCATCATAGTTTCCTTTCATAATAAAAAATAAAATTTTTATTATGTGAGGCAATTGATAAAATCAATCACCCCACATTTCCATTGAGACCCTCTTGTAACCAATATGGTTACGTTTTTACATTGAGACCTTTTGTACTGTTAATACAGTACGATGTACATTGAGAACCATATGTAATTAGCGACAATGAATTATTCATCGTCACCAGTATTACCTGTACCTTCATCTTCCGGTTCGCCATCTTCGAATTCATCTTCTTGGAAGATTTCATCAATTTCTTCATCGTCTTCATAATCGTCTTCACATTCAGCATTTTTTGCTGCAATACGATAACGAATATTTTCAACGCCGTCAGATACTGCATTGAATGCTGCACCTGTTACTCTACCAACACCATAAGCGATTGTTTCGATACCAGAAATTACGAGACCACTTACGGTTGCAACCGCAACGTCGTATCCGAATCCACCAACTGTACGACGGAATTTTCTTCTTTCGAAATAGTTCATTCCGAGTTTCTTTCCTACTGTATCGATTGATTTGTTTACTTTCTTTACTACTGAATTCTTTTTCATACTAACCTCTTGGCTCTTGATATTATCTCCACCACATGTAATAAATTTTGTTTGCTGACGATTGTTTTTATTACGTCACGCTATGAACTTTTTTGATAGAAACAACTGATTTTATTTATTATTTTTGCTTCTATTCACAATAATATTATATCATTTCACTTTCTTACTTTTCGCAGCTTCCTGAAATATCTTATCGAGTTCACATTTAAAATAGGTCTCAAACAATTTGTGTATTTCCATCTCGTCCATATATCGAAAATCTTCTATTCTTTTAGAAAGTTTTCTTCTTTCTGAACGAAATTTACATTTTCTATACACGTTACTTTTTGGTAGGTGCATAGATTCTGATACACTAACAACAGCATCTTCTAATATTATTTTTGCTTTATGTCTGTATCTACCAATATTCAGTTGTAAGTTTTTAGGCATGAAATCACACCCTTTCTATATTCTTTTTACACCAAAATAATATATCTTTTAATATATTTATTTTTACATATTTTATTTTGAATCTTTCAAATCAAATTTAATAGTAAAACCTTCGATTTCTCTAGAAAAGTTTTTAGCATGAATTACTACAGCACCACAATTTTCACACCATAAAGAAAATTGATTTGTACCAGCACCCATATAACATGCACCTTTTCTATGCATTTTTCCACCACACCAAATACAATCGCATTCATTTGGTATTTCAACTCCATTATTTATAACAGTTTTAATTTTTTCACTCATATTATTTATCTCCTTTTATTATATTTCATATAAATGATATATCAATAAAATCCATAAGGGAGAGGATGGGGGAACCAATTTTGTTAAGTTAAATTTCTCTAGTTATCGATAATTTACGAGAATTACAGAAAACTTACTTAACAAAACTGCAACCAACAAGAAATGTTTAATTATGTTGATCATTTATATGTAAATAAAAATAATTGTATAAATGGAACAAAAGTTATAGACTTTCCAACAGATAAAAATATAAATTTCATATCTGCATGTTTATGGAATGGTAATAACAGAAGTCATGAATATATAACAATACCATTATGTGCATTGGTTAGTAATAGAATTATAGAATTTAGAGATAATACTGGAGCTATATATGCATCAATTACAGTTTCTAGTGGTGTAGAAAAACTTACATTTGTATGTAACAATGAATGGTATTTATTATGTTTCTTTTTCTAATTATCTTGTATATGTGGAAGTACTATGATAAAGGGGGAACCAATTTTGTTAAGTTAAATTTCTCTAGTTATCGATAATTTCCTTTGATTACAGAAAACTTACTTAACAAAACTGCAACAAGCAATTTAAACAAATACCAACTGATGATACATTTGCAATAAGTCATACATTAGATATTTCTGGATATGATATAACTACTGAACTTATAATAAATATCCATATTGATAATACAGATTGGACATTATATCACAGACTTATAAAAAATCAATTAGAATTTGATGATGCTGATGTGATAACATATAGAACAGGTCAAGCTTTTTATATTCCTGACTATTCAACAACATATTTATTAGCTGCAAATTGTAGAGTTTACAAAAATAAAACACTTACTATTTCAGCTGCAATATATCAAACAGGTGGGGTTACATCTACAAATAATACTTTTTGTATTTCAGCATGGTATAGATAATAAAATAGAGTAAGAGTTAAAAAACTCTTACTCTATTATTTTTACCAAGGAAAACCACCCATTCCATCATCATTATTATTTTTAAGACCATTCATTTCATTAAAAAATGACATATCATAATCTGAAAATTCATCTTCATATGTGGTATAATCAGATGGTGTTACATTTTCAGAATTTTCAGTTCTCATATTAATAGAACTTTGCATAATTTTTGCAGTCTCATTTTGTGAAGATTCGATAGCTTCTCTTAATATAGATTCATAATCTAATAATTTAGCTCTTTTTCTCTCTTCTACGATAGATGATGCTATATCATCTGGTAATACTTTACTAAGTTCTGATTCACTCTTGTAAAGTAAACCTTGGTTTCTTGGTCTTTCTTCACGTTGTCCAGGAATATATCCAAAAATACTTAAGTTATTACCATGAACTAAAACATACATAGCAATTAAGTATGACATTACGCTATCATCATGAACTTTATTTATATTAATCTTTATATCTCTATAAAGTTTAGACTATATCTTCATTAATAATTCTTTTACCAAATTATCAATGCCTCCCGTTTCGGTTTCCCTACTCTACTCAGTTACTCATTTAAGTATTTCTCTTAAATTACCCTTTCGATAGTCGTTGAACGTTCCTTAATTAATATTAAGGCTTCGCTGCTGATTGTCCAATCCTAAAGATTATTACACTTTGGTACTTTAGGCTCTAAGGAGTTTCCAGCAATTAAAGAGGTTTTACCTGATCTTCATTTATAATTAGGCAATAATTTTACTATATTATCCTGTTACTATATTACCTTAAACCAGGTCCTGCTAGAATCTTTCCTGATGAATTTCTTATCAATCTGGAAATATCTCGTGTTACATTTTCTGCTACAAAATCATCTTTACACTGAGCAATTCTATCTGCTAAAATAGCAAACATAGTTTCTCTTGATTTTCCTTCAGTATAAACACCATAATATGATTTCATAGATGCTTGTTTCTTAAGCATAGATTCGATTGTTTCTTTATCTTTCATATTAGATTCTGCTAATTCTTTAGCTTTATCATAATAAAGTCTAGAAGCAATCTTTGATTGCAGTAAATGGTCAATAACACCATCACCAACTGAGTTACGTTCTATACATACAATAGCACGTGGTACATGTTTTGTAACTAATTCAATAATTATCTGTTCATATACCGTTTCACCAACATAAGAACATTCAAATTCAAATGCAGGTCTTTCTGTATATGGGTTAATACCTGTTATAGCATTATTATCTTTAAGTGTACCTGTAGAACAGTCAACTCCTACAATATAAGGTATTGTAGGATCAAGTTCTTCGTAAACCTTAAATTGATAATATTTCATAATAAACAAAGTATCTATTGGTACTCTTACATGTTCTACGATATATTCGATATCTTCTTGAGCATATGGTGATAATGAAGAACCATGTAATCTTTGAAGAAGAATCTCTCTTCGAACTGTAAGGTTATTATTAATTTTAGCACTAATATTTTCTAGCCATTCTCCATCCAAACCAATTTGGAAGTATTGGAATTCTATATAGATAATTCTATTACTATTACCAGCTGCAGCAAATTCTTCCATTTCTTCTTGTGTCATATCATAAAGTCTATCTGACCATCTTACACAAGCATCAAGTACAAATTGTGCTGACATTCCTGCTGGTGAGTCCAAGTCTCCTGGTGTGCCATATATTAATCTTTATATCTCTATAAAGTTTAGACTATATCTTCAATATTAATTCTATTACCAAATTAATATTGCCCTCTATTTCGGACTATAAGTCCTACTCTACTCACTTCTTCACTTAAATCTTTCTCTTAAGCTATGCTTTCGATAGTCGTTGAACGTTCCTTAATTATATATTAAGGCTTCGCTGCTGATTGACTCTATTCATTGGATTGTCACACTTCACTGTACCAATGACCTAACAAGTTCGTCCCAGCAATTAAAAGGGTTTTACTTACGCGCATTTCCACGTAAAAATTCTTCCATATAAACTTCCATTTTTCTTTGCGGCTCTAGCAGCAGTATCAAATGTAGAAACTGAGTTTTCGATAATATCTTTAATGAATAATGTAAATTCAGGTTCATCATAATGAATAATTGCTGCAGTAAGACCTCTGGCTAGAGATACTGCTTTATCTTTAGTGGTAGCACCAGCTCTAATTTTAATTGAATTTTTTGTTACAGGATGTCTCATTTCAGTAGCATTATTAACAGCTTTTACAGTTTTACCATTTTCATCATCAAAAAATGATTCAAATCGTAAATATTCTGGTAATAAATCTATCTGAAGTTTTATACGAGCTAAATTTTCTTTAGCATCAGGTTGTTGTTTATTTACAAAGATAAATGATGTATTAGTAGTACCGAATGAATAACCCCAAGCTTGAACAGATAATGCAGATTGTGTCTTCCCTTGTTGCCTTGGTAGGCATAACCAGGAATCTATACCATTAACAAACAAAAATGCTTGTGCTATATTTCCTCTGTTAGCTTTATATGGTACTCCTTTAGGATTACCAGGGTCTGGAATTCTTGCTACTTCACGTAAATAATACCAAACGTTTCTTCTACATTCAGTTACAACTCTTGCTATTTGATCACGTGTTAAAGTACAAACTCCATTATCATCACATTGGTAAGGATCTATCTTTATAACTTCTGGGTCTTTTACTTCTAACATAAAATACCAGTTTTTAACACCTAGTGTTTTTAAGTCAGATGCTAATTGTAACCATGATGTATTTGATGTACCAACATCAAATATACGGTTTCCAATTCGTTTTAATCTACCCAAATTATCACCATCCTTTCTTTAAAGAATAGTTTTTTTAATGTAAAAATATTCTAGGTAGATAATCTACCTAGAATATTTATTAATTATATATACCTACAATTTTCACAATTCTAAATGATGAAACATCTACTGATGAGGGGTTTTCTATATAAAAACTATTATCATCAGATTTTACAAAAGCATATAAATAATATTCAGAATATGGTAATATAAATGCATGTGAATTAATATCACGTGCAAATATGAATGTTTGATAGTATTGACCTGTTTTTACAAATGTAACTAACAAATATTCTATTTTTGAAATATTTTCATCATAAAATACTTCAGTTAATGGATATCCATTATATAAAAAATATAAAACTTTATTTTTACTTTGTTTAAATTGTTGGTTGCAGTTTTGTTAAGTAAGTTTTCTGTAATCTTCGTGAATTACTGAGAGATAGAGAAATTTAACTTAACAAAATTGGTTCCCATCCCCTCTCCACCTTCTCTCACATACTATTTTTTATAATAATAACCTTAAAATAGCATTTTTAATTTTTACCCAATATTGATATATTATTTTAATAGATATTAAAGAAGGAGATTTATAATTATGGGTAAAAAGAAAAGAAATTTCAAATATCTTAATAGAGAACTTAGTTGGATTAAATTTAATAATCGAGTTCTTGATGAAGCTAAAGATTCAAAACTTCCTATTAGTGAAAGGATTAAATTTCTAAGCATAGCATCATCTAATTTCGATGAATTTTTTATGGTTCGAGTTGCATCTCTTAAGGATATGATTAATGTTGGATATAAAAAAAGAGATATATCTGGAATGACTTCATCTGAACAAATAGTATCTATAAATAGATTAGTTCATTCTATAGTTACTAGTCAATATAATATTTATGAAAATTCTATAAGAAAAGAAATGGGATTAAATAAATATAATTTTGTTAAATCAATAAAACAACTTTCAGATTCAGACATGAAATATATCTCAAAATATTTCAAGGATACAATATTTCCAGTATTAACACCTATTATTCTTAATAATAGTAGTACATTTCCATTAGTTAAAAATAAAGCAATCCATATAATCGTAAAGATTAAAAAGAAAAAATCTAAGAAAGAAGAATTTGCAATAGTTCAGATACCAACAAATTTACCTAGATTAGTTGTAATTCCAAATGATAAAGATAAGCCATCTGTTATTCTATTGGAAGAAGTTGTATCTGAATTTATCGGTAAGTTATTTAAATCTTATGATATATTGGAAATGTCTAAATTTAGAATTACTAGAAATGCAGGTCTTAATATTGATGAGGACGATGCTTCAGATTTATTAAACAAGATTAAAAAGAAACTAGATGAAAGAGAATGGGGAGAAGTAATAAGACTTGAGATATTGAAAAATACAAATAAGTCTATATTTAAATTCTTAAAAAATAAATTCAATGTCAATAAAAATAATATTTATGAAATAAATGGTCCATTAGATTTGACTTTCTTAATGGAAGTTTATGATTTAATAAAAGATATTGATGACAAGAAACAAAAAGATTATATTCCAAAAGTTTATGATGAATTGGAATCTAATAACCTCTTTAATGTAATTTCTTCAAAAGATGTATTTTTACATCATCCATATGAATCATATAAACCTATAGTTGATTTCATAAAACAAGCAGCTGAAGACCCTGATGTATTAGCAATAAAACAAACTCTTTATAGAGTAAGTAGTAGTTCACCAATTATCGAATCTTTAAGAAAGGCTGCTGAAAATGGTAAAGAAGTAACTGTACTTGTAGAACTTAAAGCCAGATTTGATGAAAATAATAATATTGAATGGGCTAAAGTTTTAGAAAAAGCAGGCTGCCATGTAATTTATGGAATCCCAAATCTTAAGATTCATAGTAAAATATGTTTAGTTATAAGAAAAGAAAATGATAAACTAAAATATTATACACATCTTGGTACAGGAAATTATAATGAAAAAACAGCAAAGATTTATACTGATATGTCATTATTCACATCAAATGAAGATATTGGTAAAGATGCTATAACTTTATTTAATTTCTTAAGTGGTAATTCTAAACCAAGTAAATGGAATAAATTAATTGTAGCACCAGATAATCTAAAAGATGAATTTATCAAACTTATTAATACAGAAGCAGAAGTAGCAAAAGAAGGAAAAAATGCACATATTATGGCAAAAATGAATTCACTTTGTGATAAAGATATCATTGATGCATTATACAATGCAAGTAAATCAGGTGTTAAAATTGATTTAATTGTTAGAGGGATTTGTTCATTAAAACCTGGTGTTAAAGATTTAAGTGAAAACATAAAGGTTAAATCTGTTGTAGGAAAATATCTAGAGCATTCAAGAATTTATTATTTCTGTAATTCTGGTCATCCAAAAGTATTCTGTAGTAGTGCAGATTGGATGCCTCGAAATTTAGAACGTAGAGTAGAAATTTTATTTCCTATATTAGATATGAGGATTAAAGAACAGATAGTTGATATATTAGATTCTTTCTGGAAATATGATTATAAATCTTATAATATGAATTCAGATGGAAAATATATACGGGTTACAAATTCTACAAAAGAAAATAAGATTCATATTCAAAAATATCTCGAAGAATAGAAATAAGAGAGTGTAAAAAACACTCTCTTATTTTTTTAATCTTCGTTATATAAAACAAGACAAATTTGGTCTTTATTAATACATAACATTTCTGGTACATATGCAAATCTTTCTTCTTTACTAAGTTCATTAATATCTTTTGTGATATTTTTAATTGACTGGTAATCTGTACTATAACCCATAGTATCAGTTGTTTTGTATGAACCAGAGGCATCAATATCACCATTAATACCAATAAATTTAATATGATCTACATATGCAAAATTATTCTCAATAGTTCTCATAAGATTAGAAATATGAAGTTCATTAGAACCTGTTGTATTGAGATTTTCAATAGTTTCTTTAATAAATGATTTAATTTCATCTGTAACTTTGATTGCGTCTGTTCCAGCAACAAGATAAATATAGAACCCAATAGAAATATTTACTCTATCGATAATTTCATCACTATCTCCAATAATATAATTTTTACTCTTACCATATGTATTATACCATTTAAGATCAAGATATGTTGCTTGACAAATAATAGAATACAGCACAGTTTCAAGATTATTATATTGGTTTCTATACTGATTGATTAAATATGTAAACATTTCATAATTAGTTTTTCCACACTCATTTTTTGTATATGCTCCATTAGAATCAAAATGTTGCATAAGTGAATACTTAATCATTGGTGATGAATATAAATAAATATCACCATTTGCTACATTATAAAGTCTATCATCTCTAAAATACATTGAGCTTCTAATCATTGTAAGAGGTTTGATAAAATCTACTCTATCTGAGAATGTAGAATAGATATTTGTCCAATTATAATTAACAAGACTAAACATTGCTTGTTGTGATGGGTAGTTGTTTGTTGTATAAACATAATCATCATCAACTTCATACTCTTTATAAAGAACTACAAATTTAACTTCAACATCTGTCATAGGTATAAGTTTAGAAGTTTTATTTATGATATAAGTGAAATTACCACGAATACCAGAATTATCAATAACCTCTTCTTCTGTATTAGATCCTTCTGTAATTGCTGAACGAAGTCTCATTACACTAGCAGTTTCAGTACCTGTATTTTCTGAAGAGTCGTCAATATACTCTCTTTCATTAACCCATAACTTCAATTTTTCACTTTCATCCATTGTATATTCAGTAGATGTATAATCCATAAGATATGGATTATATCCAAGTTCTTCATTTGTATAGTCTTGAATTTGCATTTGATTTCCAAGTGTTACATGATCATTAGTTCTAAATTTACATTCAAATGTAACAACATCTAAATCTTTATCATATGATGTTGGAACCATTTCCATATAACAAGAATCAACACCACCATCTTCAATAATCATCATTACTCTTACATAATTTTTTGAAAGATTTGTTCGTTTTCCAACATAATCATCATTTGAAATTCCTGGAATTAATAATTCAGGATTCCATTGCATTGATGACATTAATCTTAACTTTACAGAATATTCTTTATCCTTAGATAAAGCTCTTTCAAAAGTAGCTTGATTGATGATAAATTGATTTGGTACATCAATATTATATTGAAGGAAATCCAAAAGTGATGTTTGATTAATTATAGTTAGGTAGTAATTTACAAGTCCTGGATGTTTTGTAATACTCATAAGGAATGGATTTGCATAAACAAACATATCCTTTGTAATACGACTTTCAATTTCTTCAACATCAAATACTGTAAGAACCATATCTGCCATGTTATATCCAGTTTTAATACCTTCATTATGGCAGCAATAACATAATTCTTTTCCAGAATCTGGATCACTGAAAGTTCTGTGTGATTGGAAACCACAATGTGGACATGTATAAATTACATTTTCAACATAATATTCCAAAGTCTCATTTTCATTTTTTGATGAAATATATAAAGATTCCCAGTCTTCTTCACTACTTGAATAGCTTGGGTTAACTGATGGATTAATACCATGTAACCACTTGAAGTAATCTTTCATTATATTTTGATATACATTTTGACCTTGGAAATTTCTGAATAGTTTATCTTCTTTAAAACCTAATTTAAATAAAGGAACTACTCTATTATTATAACCATTTTCAGTTTCATATGTATAAAGGTATCCTGGGTCTTGGGTATATGTATAACCACCATCAGGATTATTCCATGACTTGTAATTCATAGTAATATCTAATGTATTTGTAGGATATACATAGTCCTCATTCTTACATACCATAAAACCTGTATACAAACGAGATGATAAGTCATCTCTTCTTTTAATAAATTTAATTCTGTTTTCATTCTTATCTTTATAAGAATTAAAAAACTCTTCAAGATCTTCATCAGTACTTAATACATTTGCTGTTCTAAATTGTGTTGCGGTTAATCTTCGAAGGTCTTCTAAACTTATAGTATCAGAACCACCTTCTGAACCTGATGTAACTAAAGCACCTAATATAAAGGTTTCATTATAATTATACTCTTCAGTATCTTTAATTATTGAAACTTCTTTTCCTGTATAAGTATCAAAGTTACCATCTTTACCTAAAGTTGTATAAGTAACTATTTTAATTTCAGAATTAAATTCTGGTTGAAAATATGAGTCATTTAAACTAAATGATAATCTCAAAATATTCTCATCAATAATTTTATAGAAACAAAATGGATCTTTTTCTGGTAAAGAGTTTTCAACTCTAAGTAACAACTGAGTATATTCAGTATCACCAGGTGCTTTATAAAAAGCATCAAACCCAGCTAAGATTCCATCGAATTTAACATCAATGATTGGATAATTTATAGTTGAATTATCTATAAGATTTTCTGTTGTTTCTTCTCTTACACATTGATGTCCTATAACTTCCATAGCAAAATATCCATCTACACTTCTCCTTATTTTTATATAAGGATTTGTGATGTCTGATATAGAGTTATTGAATTCTGTAACTACATATTTAGCTGCATATACATATTCAGTAGCAGCAAGTTTTGTTTTCTTTCTAGTTATTTCGATATCATAATCTAATACGAATGGTATTTCTTCTACATAAATAGTAGTATTTTTACTTAAGTAAATAACGTTTTGAGTAACTTGCGTAGCATACATATTTGCTTCATCAAAAACTTTACTTAATTCTTTTTCATCTAAAACTAACAAAAATCTACATTTTGCCGCAGAACCAATTACATTACTTAATTGAAATAATGAAGCATATGCATAAATTGATTCTGGTAATGAAGCTTTTTGTATAAAAAATTCTTTCAATAACGTAGATGTTGCATAGAACGTATCTTCTGAAATAGTTGATAGCTGTTCTGTAGTAAATCCTATAAGACCAGAAGTTCTTGTGGAGATATCTTGGTCTGGGAAATACTTAGGTATGAGGACATCTGTTGTCAAGGTTTTAAAATCGAAATTATCTCTATAATTTCTAGTTGTATTTACCAACTTTAGACTCACCTCAATTCTTTTTATTTTTCTCTAAATCTTAACTTGTAAACTGTACGTCCAAGTTTATCAGGAACCATTTCAATGAATGGTGCCCCAACCCATGTATTACCAGTTGATAATATTTTAGGGTTATATGTTTCAAGGTAGTTTTTACTACCACTAGAATTTAAATTAAATTCTGTTATAATTTCAGTATTCCAATCTTTTTTAAAAGAATACTGGTAGTTTATACTTATTTCTGGGTTTGTAATAAACTGTGACTTTGCAAATGTCATAATAGAATCTGGAATATTTGTTGGGAAAACTCCATAGAGTTTTGACCAATAAATAATATCCTCACCATTTTCTGCACAAACGATATAATATGCAGAACATGCATAGTCAAGTACTTTATTTATAAGGTGATTATCTTTAGGTCTGAGTTCACCTTTATTTACAGCTGAAATATACTCTACCCAAAATTGGTGCATTCTAAATAGATGCAAATCTCTATCATCATTAAATGATATACTTAATTCTCCAGCAGCTAAAGAATCATCGATATGTCTACCATATGCAATACTATTACCATGTAATGTCTTTCCATATGTATCATATTTAATAGATCGGTCTCTACATTCAAAACTTGTTACTCTATTTGAAGGTAACATCATGAATTGATGGTCCAATCCTACAGATTGTGACAACTGAAGTAATGTACTTGGGTTATTTTTAAACTCATATACATAATCAGGTATAGATTTTACTTGGTCTACTAATGTAAGATTATTTGAACCTGTTGAATATATTACATTGCAATCAGGTCGTGTAAAGAACACATGTGCAAATGTTCTTGTTAACATATCATCTGGAGTAGCAACTTTAAATCTGTTATAGTATTTGGCATATCTTTCATATAACTGAATACTACTTTCTTCATGTAAATTAATACTCTCCTTCAAATCATTAACTGCTTGTATGAAAGAATTATCTGCATAATCGGTTTCATAATTATATTTATATTTATTAGTAGATGGATCGAATTCTGCAGCGGGAAATCCTTTGCTATTTTGAACTTTAGTCGGTGATTCTGATACTTCAGGATTAATCTGTTTAGGCTTAGTAACTCTACTTCCACTAAAATTAAAGCTGTTAATAGTAGAAAGTGCTAGTGATGGGTGTGATACTTTATAAGTATTAACCTTCTTACCAGTTTCTATATTTTCAACAACTTTACCAGATGTCTTAATTTTAGAACCACTATTATCTTGAACTATGGATGTTGATATTGTACTTTTATTTGTCTGTCTTGTAACAGCACTATTGTATACTGTATCACTATTCATAGCCATTAAAGATATACCTTCCATCTCTAAAAATGAATATGAAACAGATGGGTGTTTAAGAATTACCCATCCAGATATATTACTATTTTTTACATTTACCCATTCGACATTATTTACAACACGATAATCTAATACTTCAACTTTAGAACCAGTTGGTAGTGAACCAATGTAATTTTTATCTGAAGAATTTGATGTTGTATATACTTTTAATGATGAACGTCTTGTTTTAACTACAGCATAATCCAAGGCTAATTCACCTTCTTTCTGTATCTTTCTGCCTTAAACTATTGTTTTCTGGGTTAATTTGCATAGGTAGAAACAAGTAATTAAGGGTGATGTGTACAAATGTTTATTGTCATCTATTTTATACTCAGTAGGAAATCTCACGTCCTACTGAGTATATTTTGTTAAAATAATATATTTTTGGATAGGTTGTGAGGATAGGAACCAATTTTGTTAAGTTAACTTTCTCTATCTATTGGTAATTTACGAGAATTACAGAAAACTTACTTAACAAAACTGCAACCACCAAATATATTATACAAAACATGAGACTGAAAATGGTATTGAATGTTTTAGAGTTGGTAACATGGTTGAACTTTCATGTATAACAACATTTGATTTTCAGACTGATGGTACAATACCAGATAATGTTGTTATACCATATGGATATAGACCATATTATAGGGGTATTCGTTTTCCAGTAATTCTTAGATCTGGTAGTGAGTATACATGTTGTAAAGGTTTTTTAACAATTGACGGTGTATTAACATTTGATAGTGTATCTTATAGTTGGAGAGAAGTACATTTTGTTTTAAGTTATATAACAAATGATGATTATCCATCTTAAAAAATTAAGATGGGGAACCAATTTTGTTAAGT